AGGGTTGATTTCTGGCTAAAGGGTCAACCTATCGGCAAGGGCCGCCCCAGGTTTATCAGGCAAGGCCGGGCATACACGCCAGCCAAGACAAAGGAATACGAGCATCGATTGGCCGCAGCCGCGTCCGATGCAATGCAAGATCTGGGCTATGAACCGGCAACAGGAAAATGTCGTGTGCATGTCCTGGCACAGTTCGAGATCCCCAAATCATGGTCCAAGAAGCGCAGAGAGGCCGCTACACGCGGGGAAGTGTCTCCAGGTAGGCCAGACATCGATAACGTGATTAAGATCGCCCTGGACGCGATTAACGGCGTTGTGTTCGAGGATGATGCCCAGGTTGATCGAATCATAGCAACGAAACGATATGGCGATCCAATGATGCTGGTCAGTGTGGAGTGGGATGAATGAAACCACCAATGGCAAAGAACAAAGACTTGAGGAACTACTGTGTGATCCCGATCGAGGCTGTCCGAGATCATCGATTGCATGGGACATCTGCGTTCTCTGTCCTGGCATTGATATGCACATACACAGATTACCTGGGCGTTACATGGGTTAGCCAGGGAAGGATCGCACAAGAGCTGGGAGTGTCCAGGCCAGCGGTCGCCAGGCAAATCAAGAAGCTCAAGGAGCTGGGATACCTGGTAGAAGAAAAGGCATTGAACAAATGGCAGACCACCAAGTCATTAAAGGTAGTGTTTAAGAACGCACCCAAGGACATTGAAGAAGCCAAGGCAAACCTAACAGCCGGGCAACAGATCACAGTCGAAGAACAGCGCAGACAAGCCCAGGACGAGTTTAAAGCTAAAGCAAAAGCACCTGTGGATAAGTCGAAGGGGGGTGTAACATCTGAGGTTACAGGGGGTGTAACACCATTAGGTTACACTAACGAACCATATAACGATAAGAGTATATCTATTAATAGTGATGAGGCTAGACAGTTTTGTGTTATGTTTTTGCGATCTGCTGAAAGCTTTGGAACTCCCAGGATAATTCAGGATCGTGATATCGATGTGATGAGTCAGTGGATCAAGAACGGCCTGACCAGGGAGAAATGGGCCAAGATACTACAGGATCACTGGGAATACTGCCGGGATAAGCACCGGGATTATGCTCGAGGGATCGGATACTTTGCCAACCCAGTCGAGCGCGTGACGTCCAGGAAGCCCAGATCCTACAACCAGGACGCGAACAGCATACTAAAACGAGCGGTCAGATCTACTAGAAGTTGAGCAAAATAGCTAAGTGTTTGATAACGCTACATAATAAATTTAACATAATGGGCATTATGCGACAATACCGCTAACATTCCAATAATGCTATCTGACGCGCCAGGAAAAACGCACCCCTTGCCCCCCACCCCCGCGCATGTATGTGCAGTCCCCCACAAAAATATTTTCTGGAATTTTCGCCATTGATGCGATACCGTTGCTTACAACTAAATCACAGGAAGGATTAGTTATGAAAAAGACACTGAGAGTTGTTCAGCCGAGAAAGCGCCGGAATGATCCGGATAAGACTGATTGGACAAGATTGGGTATTGCCTGGTCTGACAGTAAGGGGACGCGGATTAAGTTAAATGCGTTGCCTATCCCTGATGAGAATGGGGAGGTTTGGATCAGCTTGTTTGAGGAGGATGGATCTGGTGCTAAGGGGGGCGACAGCTCTAACAACACTAACAAGTCCGATATGGACGATGAGATCCCGTTCTAATGGCTCGAACGCGTCAAACACCTATTGGTCGCTTTGGCGGTATCCGTGTTGCGCAGCGTCGAATTAAGACAAGCGAGACTTTAGAGAACCACAAGGAAGCGGTTGCCCAGGAGCTTATAGCTCTTGGGACCACATCGATCACTGAGATTATGAACCTTGATGGTACGATGAAGAAGCAAGAGGATATCCCGGATTATGCTCTGAGGGCGATTAAGAAGATCACGCCGATGCCGGATGGCCGGGTTGCGATCGAGATGCATGATAAGGTTGCGGTGTTGCGTGTCCTGGCAAAGGCTGCCGGGTTTTTGGATAATCCTGAGAAAGAAAGTGATAAGCCTTCGATCGTTGGGATTAACATGAAGGGTCCGGCGACAACAGAGTATGCCGAGGTAGTAGATGATTTATCTGAGCGGGAAGAAAGTTAAATGCACCGACAGCTTGGGGGTTATGCTAAGTTTCAATGCCGGCAAACAATCATTGCGAGGTCATGGTCTATTCGCGGCAGACAACGGGTGCTTTGTTCAATCGGAAAAGTACAGCGATGAGGGCTATCTAGCGTGGCTGGATAAGTTAGATCGAGGATCTTGTTTGTTTGCGGCTGCGCCCGATGTTGTTGGGAATGCTGAAAAAACAAGAGATCGCAGTTATCCTTTGCTCCCAAAGATACGAGAGCTTGGCTTTAAGGCTGCGTTTGTAATTCAGGACGGAGAAACACCGGATCAAATTCGATGGGATGAATTGGACGCGATATTTATTGGTGGATCTACGCAATGGAAACTTGGGCCCATTGTTCCAGATATCGTTTCAGAAGCAAAAAAACGTGGGAAATGGGTCCACATGGGACGTGTAAATTCATTTAAGAGGATGAGATTGGCGGCGGCCATAGGATGCGATAGCGTCGATGGAACCTATCTGGCGTTTGAGCCGGATAACAGGAAGGGAAAGATAGAAGAATGGTTAAAGAAACTAAAGCAACAACCGTTGCTGGAAATGGTGGGCTGATCCCCTGGGCGTATCTAGGCGGATATATCGCAACGATACCATTGGCAAACTGGATGATTGGCAATATTGGGTCGTTTTGTATTCCTGATGGGCCTTGCATGATCCCTGTTGGGCTTGGAATGACTGCGCCGAGCGGTGTGTTAATGGTTGGTGCAGCACTTGTTTTGCGCGATCAGGTTCAAGAACACTTGGGGACTAAGTGGTCCTTGCTTGCAATTTTGATTGGTGCAATCTTATCGTACCTATTAGCAGATCCATTTATCGCAATTGCAAGCATATTGGCGTTTGGAGTGTCGGAGCTTGTGGATTTCTTCGCATATACAAAAGTTCGACAGAAAAGCCGCGAATTGGCGATAGCATTTTCGGGATTAGTTGGCGCAATATTTGATAGCGTAGTGTTTCTTTACATTGCGTTTGGATCTCTGGCCTATATCGAGGGACAAATGTTTGGTAAGCTGGTGATTAGTATCTTGGCCGCTTGCATTCTTTGGGTGATGAAAAATGGACATTCCAAGTCTTGATTTGAATTTTGAGAACAGTCCGACTGTTTGGAAATTTTTGCATGACGATAGCTTCGTTAGGGGGTTGATGGGGCCGGTGGGTTCCGGTAAATCCTATGGCTGTGCAGCCGAGATAATGCTTAGGGCGGTGAGGCAACGACCCAGCCCACGCGATGGTATCCGCTATTCCCGATTTGTTATCGTTCGTAATACTTATCCCGAGCTGCGCACGACCACCATCAAGACCTGGCAAGAGCTATTCCCAGAAGATACCTGGGGATCGATGCGGTGGCAGCCGCCGATTTCACACCACATTCGTATTCCGACCAGGGGAGACATCCCCGGGATCGATTGCGAAGTGATATTCATGGCGCTTTCATCGCCCCAAGACGTTCGTAAGTTGTTATCGCTCGAGCTTACGGGCGCTTGGGTCAACGAGGCTCGAGAGCTTCCTAAGCAAGTTATTGATGGATTGACGCACCGGGTCGGTCGATATCCGACAAAATCCGATGGCGGTCCTACCTGGTACGGGATCTGGATGGATACCAACCCGCCGGACAGCGATCATTGGTGGCATGAGCTGGCAGAAAAGAACCCGATCGGCGGAAAGTTTGCCTGGTCGTTCTTCAGACAGCCCGGCGGTGTGCTACAAGCGAAACCCGATGAAGTTCCGAAGGAGGATCCTGATGCACAAGGATTTATATTCTCTGGTGGTAAGTGGTGGCAAGTTAATGAAGATGCGGAGAATCGAAACAATCTCCCGCCTGGATACTATCAACAGTTACTTGGCGGTAAGAATGTCGATTGGATACGGTGTTACGCCCAGGGCATGTACACATTCGTTCAGGAAGGTCGGCCCGTTTGGCCGGAATATGACGATGAGCTTATGTCCGGGGACGTCGAGGTAGATCCATATTACCCGATACAGATCGGAGTGGACTTTGGTCTAACGCCCGCTGCGATCTTTGGGCAGAGAACAACAGCCGGAGCCTGGCGGGTCTGCGATGAGCTGGTAACATTCGACATGGGTCTGGAGCGGTTTGGCCAGGAACTACTTGGGCGGATCGCGGAGCGATATTCTAAGCATGAGATCTTAATCTGGGGGGATCCGGCTGGTAACAAACGGGATGAGATCTACGAGGTTACAGCCTTCGATCACCTTCGATCGATCGGATTTAAGGCGCAACCGACAGAAACTAACGCCTTCCAGGTACGCCGGGAAGCTGGGGCAAGCCCAATGTCGCGCCTGGTAAATTCAAAGCCTGGTCTAATTGTTGATAAAAAATGCATTCGTCTGCGCAAATCTCTGAGCGGCGGATATTTCTTCAAGCGCCAATCTATGGGCGCCGGGCAAGAAAGATTTAAGGACGCACCGGTAAAGAATGAACATTCACACTGTGGTGATGCGTTTGGGTATCTAATGCTGGGCGGTGGCGAACAACGCCGATTGCGCCGGGGGACGTATGGCAGCGGGTTTGGCCAGGCTCCGGCTATGACTGCAAATACAGATTTTAATATCTTCTAATGGGACTGATACAGTTACCTACATTCAAGATGCGGCCAGATGAGCAAATTGTGCCTCTGACGTATGAACATTTGTTCCAGCTCCAGCTTGGGCCGTTCGAAAAAGAACTTTCCCAGGTTATTCCTGGTTATCTCGACTATGTTTGGGACAGCTCAGAACTTGGCTGGTCCTGGACCGCGATCGGAAAAGGCAGGGTTATTTGTTGCTTCGGTGTTCGAGAGGTCTGGCCAAAAGTTGTTGAGTGCTGGTTTATTCCAGGGGAAGGGCTAAACGAACACACAAGATCTACATTAGTCGGCGCTAGGGCTATATTGCAGGACGTAATCGATCATTACGATATCACTAGGATGCAAATAATTGTAAATTCACAACATGTGGTAGCGTTTAGGTTTGCCAAAGCACTATATTTTGATGTAGAGTGCAAATTAAGAAAGTATGGCCCGGAGGGGGCTGACTATTACATGATGGCGAGGTTCGATTAATGTCCGGTCTATTTAAGAAAAAACCGAAAGCTCTCCCAGCCCCAGAGCCAGAGGCGGAGCCAGAGGTCGCAACAGTAGAGGCACCGGCCGCTCCAGCGGCCCCGAAACGTCCATCCAGAGCTTTCATAGCAGAGCGCAAGCGCCAAGAGCGCCTGGAGCGTGAAGAGAAGCGTGTAGAGGCCGAGGAGATTGCTGAATCCCAAGCAATCCAAAGACGCAAGAGACTGCGCCGCCGAGGCGGTATGAGAATGCTATTCTCTCCACTCCGCCGTGAGGGACCAGGATATGATGGCCCAAAGAAAACATTACTTGGATCCTCAGTTTCTTCGGCTATGAGCATGTTTGGAAAGTGACATGGGACTCTTTGATTTCTTTAAGCCAAAGAAGAAAAAAGAAACTTCGACGAAAAGCTATACTGATACGAGTAGTTTAGCGGGTGTTGAAAAGGCGTCCAGGACCAGCAAGCCGTCCTTGCTAGGCGATTTGATGATGGGCTTCGGCCTAAAAGAAAAAGATGCTTCTTATAAAATTCGAACTGCGGAGACAATTCGAAGGAATAAAGAGAAAGCTGAAAAGGATGAAAAGCGCCGGAAAAGCGAAAGCGATGACCGCGCACAGAGAAGAGCGGAGTCTAAAGGTACAACGACTAAAACCACTAAGGCAAAGCCCAGGCAAAAGACTGAAGAGGAGCTTTATGCCGAAATGAAAGCCCGGGAGCTGGCAAAACGCCGTATCGCCGGGAAAGCACGGCGCAAAGAATACGAGCAAGCGGTAGGTAAAAAGGTCGCTGCGCGCAAAGAAAAAATGCGCCTGATAATGTTGTGAGGATCTAATATGACTAAAATCAAAGAAGATGATCGCGTATATCGCAAGCAAGCGCCCGAGCCTGTTCGCGCAAGAAATGAAAAGGGTCAACTTGTGGCAGATGATCCAAGCACTCCGGATGTAAACGAAGCCTGGGAAGGCGGAAAAGCGCCAAAGGCACCAAAAAAGAAAGCTGCACCGCGTGGTAAAAAAAGTACATCAAAATCCTAAAGGTGGACTGAATGCCGCTGGACGCGCCTACTTCAAGCGGAAAGAGGGGGCTAACCTTCGACCGCCTGTGAAGAAAGGCGATAATCCCCGTAGGGCGTCCTTCCTGGCCCGAATGGCGGGGAACCCCGGGCCGGAGCGTGATCGTGCGGGAAACCCAACCCGTCTCCTCTTGTCCCTCCGTGCCTGGGGTGCTTCATCAAAGGCAGACGCAAGAAAAAAAGCTAAAGCAATAAGCGCAAGGAATCAAAATGCCTAGGTTGAATGTAAAGGAAATCATGGGTCGAGAGGCCAAAGCGCAAGCTCGAAAAGATGAATGGCGGTCTGTTTATGAGGATTGCTATGAATATGCATTGCCGCAGCGCAAT